CGCAGAAACGGACACCGCGTTCACCGCGCGGTCGCACAGGTGGCCCGGTAGTGAGTGGCGCGTGGCGGTAATGTCTGACGAGGAAAAGTCAAGTTCAAGATCATTTTCGGTGCCACCAACAAAATCAGTATGAACCACATCGTCGGAATCTACGTATGTCATCGTCCAGGTATCATACCCATCAAACGCCACGGACGCAGAAGTCGCACCGTCAGGCAATCCGCTGAACGTCCACTCTCCAGGCGTGACAAGCGCGTAGGGGAGGTCGGACAGGAACGCCTTTTCACTAATAGAAGTTTCGGCGGAAGCAATCCTTCGCTTCAAAGCCGCAAGCCCAGCGATGAGCGCGAGAAGTGCCGCGCCAACTGTGCTGTATGAACCGTACTCCGCGATCTCAGACAGGTCGCTTGGATCGGCACCTACGAGCGGCGCGGCAAGAACCGCCGACACGAACGCGGAGTTGTTCGTACTGATCGCTTGAGATATGTCGTTCGTCAGCGCGACGCGTCCGACAATGTTCGTCCCGAATCTTCTGGCCGTAACTCTGCCTCTTGTGAAGGTATATTGAGCGAATGACAGATGCACGTTAGTTGCCGCGTTTTGCCAGTCCTGTACAGTGAGACGTCCTAGAGGAGCCGTCAAATCTCCGTCAGAGACGAACCATCCTGTGAACCTTCTCTCGATACCATCAAAGAAATCGTACGGGTAGTCTACTCCCCAGAACAGATATCCTCCACCGAAATTAACGTCCATCTCTGAATCGGTGTAATCCTTCCCATTTAGAGTATAAACCCAGTCAGACTGCACACTCCAGACCATGCCTGTCGCGTCAGTCCAATAGGTTCCTGTGCCGTATGAAAGAGCGCGATCAACGATGCCCGTCAGAGAATCGCCCTGTCCTATTTCCAGTATCAGGTCGTGCGTCTTGTTGCTGACCGCTTGCCAAGCGTTCGTTACGACCCAATCCGAATTTCGGAGAGTTCCGAATCTTGCGGCACCTGCGCCAAACGCGCTTATCGAAAGAAAAGCGGAAGCCGCAAAGAGAACGGTTCTTGTGATCCTATTGCCCATCGTCGTCTCCTTCGGGAATCTCTTCCTCTATTACCGTCCCTCCGCCTCTCTTTACGACTTCCGCTAAAGTCTGCATCCTGTCCGCAAGCGAAGCGTTCAGATCAAGCGTGATGCCAGTAAACGCGCCGAAGGTGCTTCCGGGCTTTATCTCGATGTCCGTCTCCGAACTGGATGCGTCATACGCCGCATCGACGTCGTTCGTCACTCTTATAAGGACTGTGTTCGTTATCGTCCGTCGAAGTCCGCTTTCCTTCTCGACAAGGACGAGGGTCGCGTTCTGCCAGCAGAACGGAAAAGTCTTCGTCTCGTCATGCGTGAACTGAATGACAAACGAGAATCGTCCGTCGTCATGAAGCTCGAACTTGTCGGCGGTCTTGACTACGCCCAAGAACGAGAACTCGATCTCGTAACCGGACAGGTCTTCAAGCGGAGACTTGAAGAAGAACTCGAATCCTGTTCCTCCTGCGGCGGAAGTGTCGTCTCCTCTGAAAAGGACGAGATGCGGACGCATGCCGCACTGCGCGTACGTACACTTCTCGTTATGGAAGCATCTGTTCTTCATGTCTCGTCGCTCCTGACAGTAGCCACGCCGAGGTCTGTGAGAACCCGTAGCGTATAAGTAAGGCCATTCCTGTGTGTGATGCCGTCATTGTCTTGTATCTCGTCGGAGAAATTATACTCGAAATCGAGGATGCGCGCAACCCAAGGAAACGAGTTTGTCGTCTTTCTTACAGAATCGGCCCACATCCTAACCTTCAACGGGCTGTCGAACGCCGTCTCGAAGTACGGTATGCCTCGCGAAGGATTTAGCTGAAGTTCGGTGCGCTGGGTCAGGATCGCCGCTTTGAGGATATCCGAATATGCCTTGACGCCAGAGTTGTACACGAACTGGCCGTCTTGCATCGTAATATCGTTGCTTCCGTTCGGTGCTATTGTTTTCGTGGCCATGTGTTACCTCTATCTCAGTGGCGTAAGAAATCTAAGACAGATGTTAAATGCAGGAGTAGTTCCGCCAGTTCTTATTGATAACGCGGAAATCTTCGTTCCTCCAGCTACTGCAAATACTGGAAATACTACTGACCCGGATTCTATAAGTTCGTATGTAGTATATAATGGATTAAATGTATCTGGAATGTTCGATGGAGGTGATAGTGTCTGATCATTAGAGAGAAGTATTGCGCACTGAAAATTGACCGCATTTTCGGCGACAAGGGCGTTGTCGACAAATGCTTGCACGAAACAGTTGCGCGGAACTGTCTTCGCTTCTGAAAGAATACCGTTATAGTTAGAAGTAACGCTCCATGATGTTATGTTTGATGTTCCGTGCGATCCGTAATCTGGATATGTATATGAGAATATAGATGCTCCGTAAATCTTCCAATTCACATTATCTATACCGACCTTGGTATAGTCAACCTTGTTGGAATCTACCAGTGACACGACATCATATAGAACGTCTCCATCGAGATATTTCAGTATTGCTCCGCGAGGATAGCCGTCGATTTCGGAGCATACTTTATCGTCAAATGTATCGAGACATCCGCACTGCTGAAGAAACTGTCGTCCGCTCATCTGCGCGAACAGCTTGTTCATTAGCTGACGAGTAATGAACTTAGACGGAGCAGTCGATCCATTCCATTGATATTCGGAGCTGAATCCTTTCGATGATGGGTCTACGTCTGGAGAATATACGATATTCTCTCCCGCGAATGCGAACGGAAGCGGAATCGTATCGTAATATGGGAGTAAGGCTCGTGTCATGATACGTTCCTGAATAGCTTGATGTATACATTATGTGGCGCAGTGTCAGTCGATCTGCCGAATACTGCGAACTTACTTCCCTTCTTTATGGGAAACACATACTTATTCGAGTACGTGTTGTTCCCAAGAAGAAACTTCGTGTAGTTTTTTGAATTGACGCTATCCGTCGGTATCATGTCTGCGTATTCATCTCCAGAGAAATCGACAGTAGGAATTGTGCCGTCCGCTGGACCGATTACTAGATATGTCGTCAATCCATCAACAAGATCGAATTGAGGATATATCCATCCGTCTCTAGGCATTTCGGTCCATTCCGAACATTGAGTTACAGATGACGTGCCGGAATCGACTTGTGCAGTTAAAACATAAGTAGATATGCCGTAGTCAGGAAATATGCCAGATAAATCCGACTGATCCAAATATTTCCAGTGGATATTATCAACTCCGAGCGTAATGAAATTGTGCGTGTTATTGTCAACGAGTGACATGACGTTTCTTATAGAAGTCCCATCGTCGTGAGCAAGAACGGCTCCAAGAGGATATCCGCCGATTGCAGTAGCGACATTCGAGTTGTACGTGTATCTGATGCCAGTCTGGCCGAAATATGACGCCTGCGAGAAGGCGCGAAGAAGCCAGTTGAATTTGTTTCTCTCAATGTATTTGTCGCTTCCGTTCGTATTGTCATAACCAGAAGGATATCCATTGTCGAAGCATACATCAGCATCATCTGTTTTAGGGACAGGGCAGAGATCGTCTGTATGAGTCGATCCAGAGGGAATTACAAGTTCTCCTGCGAACAAGCTAGGTATCGCGAGAACGCCGTTCTTGATTTTCAATAGTTCAGTATTCGTCATGCTCTGTCTCCTTTGACGTACTCGTGCTGATAAGATGTCATGAACTTTGTGCCGAATGGACCGATTGCAGGAACCCTAGAGTTCGTATCGGTTCCTGCGGCGTGGTCGTCGAATCCGAATACAATTCCGCCCCATGAAGAAATTCCGCGTTTCACTCCGGTAGGGAGTATCAGCCAATACTTTCCGTATTCGTTCGAGTCTTCGGAATGATAAAGATTGTAAGCGTCAATCTCGTCTGCATCAGATGAACCTGAAGATGCAGAACAGGTTGTCGAAACGGACATAACGACGCCTTGTGGATTTTCTGTCATTGTCGCATATCCGCCGAACAGTTCATCTATGTACGCCTTATAATCTGCTGTAGTTGCCGCAGTGGTCATCGACAGCTTCATCCTGCATTTGATAAGATTCGCGTACATTGAATTCGAGATGTTGTTTGGACGAGGTATTCCGCAAGTCGCACCTAGAACAGACAGTCCAAATCCATCATCCATTGTCGCGGCTTTGTCCACATTCATCCTAAATACTGCCCACTTATCCCAGAAGTCGTCAACGGCAAGATACGCGGCTTCGCACATGCTTTCGATAAATGCCTTGAGAGTAGTCGCATCCTCGTATTGCCAGAGGATGACAGAATGCAGTGAGCCGCCGATTCCGTTGTCTATCTCGTGGTAGGTCATGTCGCAACAGTTCCGATTTGCTTACCGTTGAGAGATACGCTAGAACCGCCGTTCAGCGTGACAGTCAATACCCTTAGCGTAGGATATGCCAAGGCTAACGAATTCAAGACTTGTTCGGAGGTTATCGTCGCTCCGATGCCAAATCCAGATATAATCTCTTCGAGAGTTTCCTGATAGTTCGGTATCTGATCGGTTGTTATTCCATTGCTCCACGTGGACACAACGGTTATCGGTTGAGGCTGGGCTACGTAGAAGTTTACAGTTATGCCACCAAGTTCCGAATCTGCCGACTGCTGAATCGAACCCTGTATATACGTAGTCGCACATCCTAGAGACTTGCTCTTCGCGACGGCATCTGCGATAGACGACTTCCATGTATCATTGGAAGCATATCCTGACGGTCCATCGACGCACACAAAGATACTGTGAGGAGCGAGCGTTACTTCTCTCTGCGTCGATGCTATTCCGTCTCCGTTGTTGAGAACAAGAACGTGCTTCGCGGAGTTCTTTGTGGTTGTTCCGTCAATGTATGTCGCCGCGTAAAGTTCCTTGTAGACGCTAGGAACCATACCCCCAAATCCACCTATCGCGGAACGAATCCTGTTTCTGTAGGAATAGTCGGACTCTCCGAGGCTTCCTATCGTCGCGTCGTTCGCGTTCGTTACCGAATCCAATCCAGATATCGGAGACACTATGGAAACCATGTCTCCACGCAAACACTTGACAGGCCCGTAGTTCATGGACAATGCAGTGCCGCTTGCAGATGCCTTCCCCGTTCCAGCCCCTTCTTCGACAGACGGGATTGTAGCATCGGAATCAAGATAGAACGCATCCCCGTCACGAGTTGCGAACATCGTTCCTGCTGGAATCGTAGTATTTACGTCTCCAGTCAGGATTACTGTCACGCTAGACCTAGATGAGGAATTTCTTGATACTCCGAACAATGCGCCGAGAGCATCAAGATAGATTCCGGTCGCTACATTGAGATTGAACTGACAAGCGTTTTGCGCAGTAATTCCTACGGTATCTCGAAGGAATACGGTGAAAGCCTCGATGAGCCTGCCGATGATAGTTTCCGCCGTAACGTCGATATCCTGACCGAATACGGACTTGAACATCTCTACGACGTTATCCTGTATCGAGCTGGTGTCTGGTATGACTACGCCGCTCGTGCTGACGTATCTGTATGGCGATAGGTTTCTGAAGTCGTACGTAGCCATTGTGCCTCCGGTGAATTTATTATAGCATATTTTATCGCAGTTGTGCGCCAGTAGTGTTAGTAAGCCACCACATGAATTTCCATTGGTCGAGAGTCGGGAACGTGGCGACGTACAAGATCTTGTTGGTGTATGTGTTCTGGGCGGTCTTGATATATGCCTTGTAGGATGACATGGAGCTTCCAAGAGGAGTGCCGTTCATTGTTCGGCAGTTGCTGACGGAATCGATGGAGCTTGGATTGATCGTTGACGGCCAACTGATATCGGTGGGAGATAACGTACACGTCTCCCTGTATTCGGCCGATGATGTTTTGCTATATATATTCGCATACATCCAGCCAGATTCCCAATAGAGACATTCTAGTACATAGTCGCGGACTCCGGCTATGTGCGTAAGCGACATCTTTGTGGGAAGATAGTAGACCCTCATGCCTGCTGGCGACGATTCTGCGTGAGATAGATAGCAATAGTATTCTGTGCCAGCCGAGGATGTTCCGATCTTCACGTAGTATACGGAAGATGCGTATGTAGTGTCAGCCGTAGCCTGTATGACTCCGTTCATATTATTACAGGATAAAGCGAGTATGTTATTGTAGGCGGTTCCGTTCACGTCTACGTAGATATATGAGTTAGTATGGAATGCGACGGCATTTGTGCTTGCAAGACGCCTTGCCGATTCGTTAGATATGTAAGCATATATCTGACACTCCTTCGCCCATGCCTCGAAGTTGGTCAGTGTTATCTCCGTTGTGTAGTTCGTTATGAAGTTTACCGTGACGTTTGTTGCTATATACGTGTCGATGTAGATATCTACGTTCGTAGAATAATATGTTGGATAGTATACTGGATAGTGATAATCGACAATATTGTTTGTGACGTTATTTATGACAGTCTCTATGTTGTTTGTCACGTAATACGTGAGATTAGTAGTGTAGTAGTAGTTGGTAACATAGGAAGTATTGTTTGTTATATAGTAGGTATAGTACACATACTGGTTGATCGTGTTCGTTATCTGATGTTCCTCGTATATGTTATAGGTGATATTGGACACCATGTAGATGTTGTTCGTGATATATGTGTTCTGGTATACCCAGTTTGTAATCACGGATTGCGCATGTGAATATGCGCATATGAGAAGAAGAATCGCAAGAAGATATTTTTTCATGGCTACTCCTATACCCAATGTGCCGAGATTGTGAATGAGGAACTCTCGGTGCCATGGGGAATGACTGTTATGCCGCTTCCTTGATTTATTGTGATCATTCCAGTTCCTCCACCACCTCCTTGACCCGGAGGTCCGGGCGGACCTTGAGGTCCTTGAGGGCCAGGTTCTCCCTGCGGTCCCTCTGGAGCAAGAATCTGATCGGTTCCACCGTCCGTATAGTAGAACTTTATCCAAGTTCCACGCCCAGACTCCGGCCAATACTCAACTTTTTCGATCAGCTTGCCGTCTATAGAGCCGCCTTTGATTCGAAAAGGCTTTCCGAACTCTCCCTCGGTCCTGAAAATCTTTCCCCTCCATACGGAATACGTGTCGTCGCCCATCGGAACAAGTGTTTCGGTATCGCGGGATTCAAGAGGATTTCCACTTCCGGTTTCTGCGGTTAGTTTTCCTACGACCTCAACGTCGTTTTCTACCTTGACGTTGCCTTTTACGAGAACGATTTTCTCTTCTCCGCCCGGACAAAGGACGATTGTTCCGTCTTCCGTCAGCTCTATGTACGATTCTGTATTTCCGCTACCGTCTTTCTTGAGCATAGCCCAGAAAGAACTATTCTCGTGTCCTTCCTCGACCTTCAGATTGCAATACCCGTCAGGGATGAAAAAGCCGAAGGAGTATTTGAGCTTGTTGAAGTTGGAATACTCCTGCGGCCCTCCGCCGTTCTCCTTCGTGTTCTTCGACTCGTCTACATTCGCGTTCCTAGATATGGCGAAAGACGTGTCCCTGTCGGCGGCGATTATCCATCCGGTGTCGCCCTTCTTCAGAGGCATCTCGAACCAAAACCCTCCGCTCTTGACGCGAAGTATGCGAACGGTGAACTGCGGCCTTTCCGTCCACACCGTCTTATTTCCGCTGACATAGGGGAACTTCACAAGAGGAGATACTACGGCAAGATTCTTGTCGCGGTCGTCGTACTTTATGAACTGCGCGGGGATGCACGATTCAATCCCTTGCCTAATGTGTTCGCAAAGGTGTTCGATTGCCGCCGAGAACGAAAGCGGAACAGTTGCGTCGGAAGTCTTTGATATCGTGTCGCTCATGTCAACTGATCCCTAAGATAGAGTTTGTAAGTGACCTTCCAGTCATTGCCACGATAATGACCTTCATACTTCCTTCCAAGGATAGTCCATGTTCCATTTGCGCCTATGTTGAACTCGGACTCAACTTCTGCCAACATGACGTTGGGAGGATAGTCCTGCATGAACATTGTGACGTTGCACTTCGTGAAGCTTACGCCGCTCACGGCCAAAAGTCCGTTTTTCTTATCGAATTTCACTCTCTTGGCAGTCCTAGTGTCAGGCTTCGCGTCTGCTATGTAGACGCGTCCCATGTCATAGAAGACGATCCATCTGTCCTTGTTTATCTTGTTCAACTCGGACATCGCCTTCGACTTCGTGAAGACACCCTGCACTGGATTTTTTATGTTGATATAATCAATTGGTGAAGCATGATACTCCGAAGCATCTGGAGGGTTCATCCCAAGCTGTCGGCATACGCTTGTAGCAAAATCTGCGTATGTCATGCGAGGACTCTTGCGAGGATCGATGGATATTGGAGTTGGCACTTCGCCGAGTTCGGTGTAGTTCACGCATCTCATGTGAAGCCACATGTTCGGCGGAGAATCAACATGCGCGCCTATTATGAAACCCTTGTATATTATGGGACAATTCCCTTTGTAGCCAGCCGACAGCTCTACCGTCAGTTCCATTTCCTGCGCCTTGGAAAAACATTCTCGGGCGACCTTGGCTATGGAGTTTATGCGTTCCCTGTCTAACCCCAACACGCTTATCGACGACTGGCATATCGAGCTTACGTGAAGTCGTTCGACCGAGAACTTCACGTCAAGCCTGTCAGAAGAAAATATCTTTCTTCCTTTCTGCTTTATGACGAGAAGATACTCTCGGTTGAAAAACTTGTCGTACAGCATGTCAGCCAATCTCCGCGATCTCGTCCCTAGTATAGTAGACGAGCCTCGTTCCGTTGTTGAAGTCTTCCCACCAAGGATAGTCCTCTCCGTTGACCTCGAATCTGAAGTTCCCTTTATCGGGAACAAGTCCGGCAGGAATTATCCATGCGTTCTGTACGCATCTTTGGCCTAGAACTATAGGTTCGTTGTCCGCGTAAATGCTTGCATACATCATGTCGCGAAACACATGCAGTCGAAAGCGATACAGCGTGTCTTCGGCTATGCAGTCGAACTCTACGTTCTCGAACTTCGATGGAAGGTTGAAGATTTCCATTACCAAGTCCTCTTAGAATGACCTCGTGAAATACTGGCCGTCCTCGTACCAACTGACAGATCGGCTATTACCGTAACTTCCCATCATGCCAGATTGCTTTGTGTCGCTGTTTCCATCGTTGTTTGAATCGACATCTTCTATCAATGCCATCATGAATGAAAGAGTGAACTCTATTTGGTCGAACATGTCCTTCTTGTCAGATTCCTTCAATCCTACCATTATTAGATTTTCGTATGTCTCACTCTTTGACGACACCCAGCAGAGTGCTTTGTTGAAGTCCATTTCGTCCATCATGCGATTCGCAATAGCCTTGAACTCATCGACTTCGTATGCGCTTACATAACCGACGACTTCTATCTTAGAAGGATTGAATACCTTATGGTCGAGATGTCGTATTCCAGACTCAAGTGGAGAGTTTGTCATCTCGTTGGATTCGTCTACGTGAATATCAGTAGGCTTAAATACTTTATACAGGCTGTCAGCTACCGTTTCCGACATCATGCCTATAAGGACTTCATCGACGTTATCCTTCATATCACTTCTCCGCGTTGCTGACTTCCGCCCCGATCTGCTCGGCGAACGAATGTGCGCGCTCCTCCGAGTCGATGTTTCCGTTGATGTTCACGGTGACGCTGGTCTGGCGAGGGATAAGTTCTATAGATTCGTCATAGTTCTTCTCTCTTGACCTCTCGCTTTCCATCGCTTGATCGTACATCCGGTAATTGCTTCCAAGTGCGGCAATAGTAAGCATCTTTCCGGCATTACCAGATGAAACAGTTTCTATTGCGTATGCCTGATCGGAAGCTACTTTATATCCAAGCTTCTTAAAAGGATTTCCAGTCTGCTTGCCAAGAACATTATACGTCTCTCTCGCAGTAGCCGTCCGTCCTTCAATGTCTACTGCTTGTCCCTTTCTCGCGCTTTCTATGAAAGCATCGGATGCTACTCCCATGGCAGAGAGTTGCATCGCTTGCATGTCAGTTATGCCTCGCATGTTCTCGCGGAGCCATTTCTGCATAAGCTCAGGGTCGCGCATCTCTGCCGGACCGGGAGCCTTCCCGAGAACCATCGCCAATGCCTCGATCTTGTCGAGTCCCATTCCGAACATCAATGTGCTTGCCCACTTCTTCTGTCCGGCATATTCGCGCATGACATCCTTTTCGGACGCGCCGTAGGATGTCATCGCATTAAACATACGACGATATCCTCGTCTGTCTCGACTTGCTCCGTACAATCCGCCAAAAGTCCTTCTCTGAACTCTTTCCAAAGATGCGTCTGTCGAAGCAGCCCCAGTTTGGTATAACAGCTTCGCCGCATAGAACGGCATGGCAAGTTTCGCATACGGGCCAAGGAACGCGCGAAGTCCGGTCAGTGCCTTCGTGTTTTCGTTTACGCCTTTGGTATTTGCCTTTTCTGCGGCCAATACTTCTCGCGCTTTTTTCGCGGCGGCTTTTCTCTGATCCAAAGAAGACTTACCAGTTGATTCGTCTACTTCTAGGAAAGATTCGTACAGACGCCTCTTCTCCATGTGAGAAGGATCGCGAATCTCTCGCATTGCATCACGGTATCTTCCACGAGCAACTATATTCGATTCGTTCCTAGAAGCCTTTTCTGCACGCTCTCTTTCTTGTCTTTTTTTCCCCTCTTCTTCGCGCTCGTTTCTTACTTGTCGTCTGGCGAGAATACTTGCTATCCTTGACGCTTCCGATTGGTTCTCGACTTCCCCGTCATCTCCGAACTCGGCATATCTGTTGTAATACTTCTGTCTGAGATAATCGTATCTGGATGCTTCTATGAGATTGCCTCGTGAATCTAGTTTATATCCAAGACCGCCAAGCTTCTCGTTGAAAGACATCGTTTGCTTTATAGACGACGCTCTCCTTGAGGCCGATTCTTTTACTAGTCTATTTTGTTCGGAAGTAGAGGTTCCTTGGATATTCAGCTCTAGTTCGTTTATTCTTTTGGACAGCTTGGAGATTGTACTTAAATCGTTGATTCGCTTCGTCAGAGTTTTTATAACTAACTGAGCGTCACGAGTATCAAGACCAACATCCGAGACAAGAGAGCCAATATCCCTTCCTGCATTTATAGCTTCTACAAGCTTATGAAGCAGTCTGCTGACGTTCTCTGGTGTATTCAGTGCCATTACCTTACGAACCTCATCTTGTCATTGCCGCCCCTGCGCTTCCTGCTCGCCAGCCACCTAGAATACGCCATCTCGTTGTACCTCTTCACGTGGATTATCTCGTAGAGTCCGTACATCTCTTCAAGCGTATAGTATTCGTTAAGCTCGCGAAGTGTCGCAAGCCGCTCCGACACGACGGTCGCGATCATCTGGTCGAGATTCTTTACTTCTTCGGCTCTTGGGCCTTCGCCTGTTCCTCCAATAGGGCGCGGAAACGCCCATCGGCGAAAAAACCGAAGTTCTTGTCGTACATCTTCGTCACCAGAAACACGATGTCGAACGGATCGAGCTTGCCGTTGATGGCCTCAACGGTATCGAGAGGAAAGTAGCCATCGTCGTTTTCGGCCTTGATTGCCGTGTACTTCAATATCCGAAGAATAAGATGCTCCTCCAGCTCCGCGAATGCAAGTACGTCGCGCTCCTTGATGAGAGGCGCGAGTTCCCTGTTCACGGACATGGCGTCGATGGCTGGGATGCTCGATATCACGAACCTCTTGCCGCCGTTCTCGACGTATTCCTTGTTCCTGAAGTCTGCTACTACTGTCATGGCTACTTTCCTTTCTTTGGTTTCTTCGTTACTGCTGGACAGAAGCCGCCTCAAGGCCAGTGTTCTTGCCCGGCGACGACATCTTCTCCATCATGAAGGTGTAGGTCTTGGCTTGCATCTTGCCATCGGGAGCGGAAGTTATCGCCGGGTCGCCTTCCGTGATACGCCCGTTCGTGAACGTCCACACGTTCTTCGCCGAAGACTGCTGGCTCCCGCTAGCGTTGATGAGCGGCGCGGAGATCGTGATGCTATCAACGGTAAGGTCGCGTATAGGAGCGATGTTCCCCGGTTGGATGTGAGCGTTGTGAAGGAGGCTTCCAAGCTGGGTGTCGGCCCTAGACTGCGGAATCACGGCGATGCTGATGGTGAACAGGTTCGGCGCGCGCCAGAACACGGCCTGTCCGTTCAGCGTGGCCTCGCCGTTCGCGACCGTGATGCGCTCTACGGTTACTGGATTCTCGTCCGCGCTGAACTCGCTGATGGTCGCAGTCTCTCCGTTTGCCATCTTGACGGCTACCGTGCCGCCAGCGAATGAAATGTCAATCATGGCTTCTTATACCTTTCCTTATTGTTAGATGAGAACATGCGTACCGACGATCTTCTTGATCGCGTCGCCCTTCGAGTAGATGAGGACGTACTTGCACTCGTATTCGTTGTCCGTCTCGACGAGCTGGCACGAGATATGGTAGCCCTGCGACTGCACGTCGTTCACGGATTCTTCGTCGCCTCTGGCGTAGTTAAGGACGAGAGCGCGCTTCTCTGCGGAAAGCGTCTTGTTCGCGAGAATCACGCCGTTGTCGAGTCCTTTCTGCGCCGCAGAATCGACCACGGTGTAGATGGATGAGACGCCAGTCGCGTTCGCCGGAATCTTCGGCATGTTCGTGAGAAGCGTCATGAGGCCGCGAGAGATGGTTCCACGAAGCCACAGGTCGTTGACTTCGATTGCCGTGTCCGTGCCGTCTCCGTTTATGCCGCGCTGGTAGAATGTGTACGAGCTTCCGTACGTCTTCGTCAGACCGAAGAAGTTGACGTTCTTGTCAACATAGCCGCTGTATGCCGTATCGTCAGTCACCGACGCGCTGACTGCGTCGTGACGCTTATACATGAGCGTAGGAGCGGAGTTCGGCTGGTCGTAATCCGTAGCGCAGATAATGCCCATAGCGGCGCAAGCGGCCTTCTGGAAATCGTTTCCTGTCCCGCCGAATGTCATGTTCAGAAGTCGCTTGCCGTTCGCAAGATCGAGCATGGCGTGTGTCGTCGCGCTGTATGATTCGTTTGTAGGAATGAAGAACTGGATGCTCGAATCGGTATTGAGCTCAAGCATTGCAGTAACTTCAGCCGTAGTAATCTGATTGACTGTATCATCGCTTTCGGACGCCTCCCCCATCAGAGGGCAACAGCACGTGAACGGCTCGGCGGAATTGATCGCCGCCTGAAGAGCAAGCGAATACGGATTCGTTCCGCTCGAATGGGCCTTGATGACAAGCGCGTCCGAAGGGGAAAGTCCCGTGCTCCCGCGAGACGAGAAGTACGTCTGGATCGCGGTCTTCACGGCAGAAGTGCCAGAGATGAAGTCCGCGTTCGTAACCTGCTTGGGAACGTCGGTCCCGACGGTTATTCCGCTTGCGATAGTAGTCCCGTTGGGGATAATGAACAAAGCCCTGATTGGAAGGCTTGGCGCGGAGACGGTGACTGTCGAACCGATCTCCACATATTTCTTTTGACTAATCGCCATGTTGTCTGTCTCCTGTTAGATGGGCTTCGTCTCGACTTCCCAGCCGACATACTCTTGCCCGAAACTCAACTCCTTGGGCACCTGAAGCTTCATGGTGAAGGCCACTCGCCTCTGGTACAGCTCGCTGTCGTCATTATACACGAAAACGGTGAGGGGGTCAATGCGCAAGCTGGCGCAACCCTTCATGCGGAACTTTTCGTTTCCTTTGCCGTTCAGCCATACGCGGAGCATACCGGACACATCTTCGCTCGTAAGAGTGTCCGCAGAAACTTTCGCTCCGCTTCTCTTCATGATGGTCTGCAACTGCCACGTTTGCTGTTCTATCCACTCGTCGAGCCTCGTCTGCTTCGTGGCGTTGAAGGAAAACCGTTGCCATCCTATCTGTTCGATCTTCGCGAGACGGCAGGTAATTACACGATCCATGTTCTGAACGGACGGCTGTCCGAACTCTACGCAGTCGAATCCAGATATTCCAAGTTCCGTGAATCCGCGAAGAACAACGTCTCGGATTATCTTCACCACCTCGTACTTCGTCTTGTTCGCGTCGCTCATGTCACGCTCCTCCCGTCGGATCCATGTCCTCGTAGCAGTAGCACCTGCGCCAGTCGTCGTAGGAGTTCCATTCGGCGCACTGGAAGACGTTGTATATCTTACCGAGATACCGAACCTGATCGCACGTTCTCCCTCTGGCCGCATTGTTCAGGTAGACTCCCTTTATCCATACCGTTATGGTGGACTTCGAGGTATCTATGCCAAAGTCCTTGTAGTCCTTCTCTCCTACGTTCTTTCCACCGAACGACGAAATGATTCCCGGCTGTACATGACCGCTCGTCCAAGTCCATTCTCCGTATGTCGGAGTCCTTTGGCCGAAATCGTCGGTCTCGTCGGATATCGCATGCCTATACTCAAACCTGATTGGCTTGATTACGCGAAGCGCACGAGCAAGTATGTCGATGTATGCCATCCTTATCTCCTCCATTCTGTCTTTACTACGCTAGTATCGAGTATCACGTTGTCCGCGTGATGTAGAAGATAAAATAGTGACTGCGTGGCGTAGAACTTGGCTTGAGACTCTGGAACGGCTCTTCTTCCGGTAGATATTATCTCTCTTGCTATTCCTATCGCATCTTGCTTGAACGCGTCGAACGTGTTGGAATAAATACGTTTGCCATTATATATCTTGTTTATGGCATTTACGATCTTCTTTATCTTGGAGTCGAGAGGAATTTCCGTATCTTTATAGGAATAAGTCACGACATCATCTATAGACAGGTCTTCTATGTCGCTATCTCTCGCCTCTTGCGCCGCGAGAGAATACCCGTCGACTTTTCTCCTGCCTTCCATTGACCATCTTTCATGAAGATTTTTTATCTCGCTTGTGCCCGTTAGGTCGGTCACTTCATAGGATATGCTATCCCATATAAGACCAGTCTCTACGGCGGGTTGGGATATTCCGGCCTTATATGTGAATGCCGCGTTTGAGCTTTTCTTCTTCTCTCTGACTTTTATCGTCTCGTCGGACAACTGTCCGTCATATCCTAGTATGTGGGCTCGTATGATCTCAACCCAATACTTGCCATATTCCTCAAGACGCCTTTTTATTGTGTCCCCAACCACTCCTCTTGATATGTCATGTCGCCTGACAGTGCTGAAGCTGGTAACATCCCCACTCTTTCCTATATTCGATATGTTGCTGTACTTATCTTCCAGCAGAAATCTTCTGTTTTTAAGCCCCATCTTCATCATTGATCTCGTCTTCGTGTAATTTCTGTACGCTCCGAATACTGTCGTCATCACGAAATTCATTATCTCAAGCCTATTCTTTCTCAATGGATAGAACAGGTCGAATCCGTATTCTTTCTTCAGAAGTTCCACGGCTTCCGCAACGGTAAGACCGCTTCCTCCTCCCCATGTGGTGTGGACTTTCTGCGCGTCCTCGTCTGATATCCCTATTCTAAGGGAATAGTCCAGTTTTCGGGGACGGTTGCGTTCGTCTCGGATATCGAAGAATCTGAACTTTCCCGGTCTAGTATTGACTGAGATAGACATAAAGATTTTGTCGCCAGTGTCCATGACGCCAAAATCCCTTCTATATCAAGTCCCTCACGGAATCGCGAGCCGTGTTCAGGAAGATTCCTGCGGGAGCCTGTAGGTCGAGATACGCAAGAAGCTCGCGACCGTAAGGAGTCTCGTTCAGCCAGTACGACCAGTCGTCCACGGTGAACGAGTTAGGCTTCGTGCGCTCTATGGACACGGAACCGATAGTGGCCTTTACCTCGCTTCCGCCGGGGCCTCCCGCGCCGCCCTCTGACACGCTATCGTAGTCCTGCTTCGCGAGGACTATAAGATGAGCGGCCATGAGGAAAAGGGTATAGCATCTGCGATGCCCTTTCATCGGCATAAAGAAAGACTCCGGCCCTACATGAAGCATCGCCCGAGTGCCGCACCTCTGTACGAGCGGAACCGGATAGATTTCCGCGTTGTCGAACTCGGGAAACTCGGCAAGGAACTTGTCGAGAGGGAAAACGGGCGACGGCTTCTCGCAACAGTCCATGATGGTCAGGCCTTTCTCTTCCTTCCCCTGCGTTTTTCGGCCTCGCGCTTCTTTACGTAGCCCGGTTGGCCAGCGTTGCGGTTGCGAACGTCGATAACATCCTCTTCCGCATCGGTGATATTCACGGAACCATCGCGATTGATGACGGCTCCTGCGTCCTCCATGTTCTTTTCCGTAATTGGGCGAGACGGGTCTTCCTCGTCGGACATGAGGTTCTTCTCGGCCATCTCGTCTACCTTGTTCTGGTCGGAGACCTTCTGGTTCTTGACCACCATGATGAGTCCGCGCTTGATGTCGCTCTGGAACTTCGGAACGCTTTCGAGATATTCCAGCATGGCGTCATCTACGAAAGTGTATACGCCGACAGGAATCAGGGTACTTCTCTTGTCAAGAGGCTTGCCAGAGAATAGTTCTGCTCCGCCTACGAGTCCAGACCCGCCGTTGATGAGAACGGCCTTGCCGTCTGGGATGAACGAGTTGCCGGGGCCAGTCTTCCATCTCTGGTAAGAGAACGGGCCGGGTCGTTTGCTGATGATTGTGTGCATTGATTCTCCAGTTGTTTAGTGGAAGAGCCCCTCGAAGGAAGAAGGAGGCGGCGCGAGGAGAGGGGCAGGAAGAACCTCGCGCCGCCTATTTCATTAGGCCGCAACGTACTTCGCGACCGCGAACGGACACGCGATGAGCGCACCCGCGACGCTGGCGGAGTAGGATTCCTCGCGACCCTTCAGCGTAGGAATCGCGCCGACCAGACGAAGCTTGCTCGTCTGGAACAGGTTGATGGAATCCATGCCGACGCCCGGAACGTTCTTGGTGAACACGATCATGCACGGTTCGCCGCTGGAGGCCGTCTCAAGCTCGGCGTTGAAGCGAAGCTCGACGTTCTTCCAGTTGTCGTTCAACCACGACATCGCCGTGTAGCCGTTGTAGGCGTTCGGGACGGTGAACGCGGTCTGCCACGAGATCGGGCAAGCGAGCACGATTGGGAGCGAGTTGATGTCGCCGTTGCCCTTCAGGCTCGTGGCGAGGTTCTGCTTCACGACGCGCAGGGCCGAGATCATCGCATCGACCGTGAGGGTCGGATCGGCGGGGTCGATAGGAAGGTTCGTCGCCGTCGGGGCGTTCACCTCGTTCAACACGCCGTATAGCTTCTTGTCCGAGATGGACGAGCCGTAGTAGAAGAAGGCGTTCGTCCAGATGTCCTGCGTGAGGACGATGGCATCCTTCTTGTCCTTGTAGGCGTTGCGGCGCATGACCCCAGCCACGGCCTCTTCGAGCTTCGTGACCTCAAGGCCCCATTCGAGACGAAGCGTGTCGCGCGTGTCCCAGCCGTAGTTGTAGCTGGCGAGAGGCGCACGGCTCCAGTCGTCGTAGAGGCTCGTGCCGCCCGACAGCTCGCGGAGCTTGAACACGATCTTCTCCGTCAGCCAGTCGCCGACGGTCTTCACGCCGAACGTCTGGACGGCAGAACGGCCCGTGTACAGGCGGTTGATTTCCTGCTCGTTGAAGTACAGGAAGAACTGGCCGAGCGCGTCGATGTTCGCGTCGCCAAGGTTGAACCCTGCGTCCTTCGCCCAGATTTCAACGGCCTCCTTGTAGGTCGGGTCGCTGTCGAAGAGCTTCTTGAGGGAAGCGGAATCGCAAGAGAAGCCCATCTTCTCGGCATCCTTGATGCCGAAAGTGGATTTCGTCATCGCGTCCGTTGTGCGGAAACCCTTCTTCGCCATTTCGGGCGAGAGGGAATCGGTGACAATGGTGAACTCGAGATTTTTCATCTTTGTATCTCCTTGATGCCTTAGCCGAGGTTGATGATGGCAACGTCAGCAGTATCGTCTCCGAACTCGTTGCCGGACGCGACGAGATTGGAACCGTTCTGGATGGCGAGGATTTCGCCGACGAGTGTGCCGCCAGCCGACGTGGTTGTGAGTACGCCAGCAGTTGCATAGACCTTCGCGCCGACTGCCCAGCTCGAATCGTTTGCACCCTCGGGGTCGAAGTTGACGGTGATTGTATCTCCGTCAGCGGCCGTCCCAGTTACAACAATGCCGTAGTTCGCAAGCGTTACATTTGTTCCGTCCAGCGCCCAAGTCGTGCCCGTGGACACGGTAGCGGTGAACACGTACGTACCTTTCACGCCGGAAACCGCAGTGCCGAAAGTGGCCGCAGTGACGGTGACGGTCGGGGACGTAGACGCTCCCTTATAGCCATACACCGCGACGGCGGTA